ATGAGGAAAACACTGCTAGCTTGTGTGCTGCTGACCTTATCTGCCAGCAGCTTTGCGGCACCCCAGTTGGAAACGATCAGCCGTCTGCAATACGGCAAAGCCTGGGCCTTTACCCGTGAAGAAGTCATGCTGCAATGCCGTCCCGGTAATGCGCTGTATGTGATTAACGACAGCACGCTGGCGCAATATCCTCTGAATGACGTGGCGAAAGAGCAGGTAAAAAACCATCAGGTTCAGGCTGTGCCACTGGAGAAAATCTGGCTGGACGACCCGCAGAACCCAGGGCAAAAAATGAGTCTGGCCCCTTTTATTGCCAAAGCTCAGTCGCTTTGCTGAACCGCCGTGCCGACGATAACTGACTGATGTAAATCCCATGTTTTGCGTATGTTGTCACACAATGAAAATAATACATCATTGTTATTATCACTATGTTTCAAACTGGGTGGAAAATAGTCATCTGTCGTCTACTCTTTAAGTTGTACGGCTTAACCGCCTGCATTAATGCCAACTTTTAGCGCACGGCTCTCTCCCAAGAGCCATTTCCCTAGACCGAATATAGGAATCGTATTCGGTCTTTTTTTTGTTGATTTTTAAAATCAATAACTTACATTTAAAACAAGCACTTACCTCAATTCAACTTACCCTCAATGTTACCCATTTGGATTCTCCATCGCCATTTTATCGCCACTGATTTGAGCCAGCGGATTCATGTAAATAGCGTCTTCCAGGTGATCGGGAGCGAAGTGTGCGTAACGCATCGTGACGCGGATATCTGAGTGCCCGAGGATGCGCTGCAACACGATGATATTGCCGCCGACCATCATGAAGTGACTGGCAAACGTGTGCCTTAGAACGTGCGTCATCTGACCTTCTGGAAGTTCGATGCCCGCCAGCCTGATCACCCTATAGAACTGCTTATAGCAGGGCGAGAAGGGCACACCTTTGCGGGCGATCAATTCGTCATACAGCGGGCGGGCGAGGGGAACGGTACGATTCTTTTTACCTTTGGTATTGATGAAGGTGAGTTTGTACGGGGAGATCTGCGAGCTTTTGATTTTGGCGACCTCGTTCCAGCGTGCGCCGGTCGAAAGGCACAGTTTAACGATCAGCGTTAATTCATCATTCCCATGCTCTTCACAGGCCGCCATGAGCCGCAGAATTTGTCCCTGGTTCAGCCATGCCATTTCACGTTCCGGCTGATCAAATTCGCGGATATTCTCGAGAGGGTTTGGCAGCGACCATTCTCCCAGGCGTTTCAGCTCGTTGAATACAGCTCGCAGGAAAGCGTGCTCACAGTTAACGGTGCCGGTTGACACTTTTCGGGTCGCCAGACTGGTACTGTAGCCGTTATCAATCTCACCGCGCAGCCGCTGATCGCGATAATGCGCCCAGTCTCTCGGCGTTATGGTACTGGCTATCGGGTCACCCATTCCCGCGCTGATAATCTTCAGTTTGCCCAACCGTCCCTTTTTATCATTCAGAGAGCAGCCGTGCAGGCTGTACCAGAGATCGACCAGTTCGCTCAGCTTCCGCCGATCTTCCTTCTCACCCAGCCACGGTTTGTTCTTAGCCTGATCCATGCTGTAAGTTTCAAAGGCAACGGCTTCACCTTTGGTATCAAACTGCCTGCGGCATCGCTTACCTCCACTCCCGTTCGGGTAGCATTCACATAACCATTTACCGGTAGACAGCTTTCTTACACTCATCACATCCTCCTTTTTGAGAATGTGAATTTTACTGTATATAAAAACAGTGTAAATGTTTGATTTAGTCAGTCGTATACATGTAAGGGGATTAATTCACTGAATCTATGAAAGTAAAAACCCGCTTTCGCGGGCTTCGTCTCAGTGCATTTGCAACGACTGCTGACTATGTTTATCCGGATGCAGCAGCACGGCATGGACGGTTCCTGGCTCAACAATAATATCGGCGATCGTTTCATGAGTTTTGAACGTGCAACTGCAATTGATATTCTGACACTGGTGATAACGCTCTTTGGTATTGGTGCTGAGGTAACGGCTTGAACGGGCGTGAGCTGCGTGCTGGCATTTGGGGCAATGCATCATAATAATCACCATATAATCATTTAAATCAGATTCAATCATTGTATGTTATTTCGAAAGTCATACACTCGCTATTACAGTGTTTTACATTAAACAAAGAGGTTGCAGTGGGCGTCGAATTTCATATCACACGTGCTGAGTTCTGGGCTGATAATGAAGATAGTCAGATTTCCAGCGAAGAATGGTTGAATGTTGTTAATACCGATCCTGAGTTTTCCATTTATGAGCCAAGTGGTGAGTTCTTTGCATTATGGTCTGGTGAAAGCGCTTATCCAGAATCATGGCTTGAGTGGTGTAATGGCAATATCTCAACGAAATGGCCTGATACAGCCTTGTATTTGAAAATGCTTGAAGTCGCAAAACTTCTAAATGCGAAAGTTATGGATGATGATGGTACCGAATACTCTTCACCAGGTGAGTGGGTGTTTACACCAAAATCTTGAAAAAAGAACGAGGCGCTAATACGCCTCGCCACTTTCCGATGCCTCATAACTCACATCTGACAACAATACCTCCAGTTCCAACCCGGTCGTATAGCCGCCATTGTTCAGGCTGTGCGTGACCTTGCTGATTATCCATGGCTGCGCGTCGATCACTGCTTTAAAGCCTGACACCGCAAGCGGGGTTTCGGGGAACAGGTCGGCACGTCCGCGAGCCAGTGAGATAGAAAACTGTGCGACGCCACGCTGTAGCTTGTCCCATTTGGCCTGTGCTGCCCGCATGGCGGCCTTCTGCGTGGCGTAGACCGTCGTCAGCGCAAACACGTTTTCATCATTGCCCGCCAGATATTCGCCTTCTTTCGCCTCCGGCGTTTTTTGTGCTTTCGCTGCGGTCTTTTTGGCCGCCGGATGTTGCAGGGCGCGCAGGTGCTTTTCTTTCTTCTTTCTCTGTACCTTTACCTTTTTAGGTTTTGGTTCTTTGGTATGAAGCCAGGTGGCTGATACGCCGGTGTAAGCATCACGGTCAGCAATATTGAACGTATGCCCGTCGCCATCGCTACGGGTCAGCGTCATTTGCGGGATAGGCTTACCACTGGCGGTTAATGCTGAGCCAGGCTTAATAAAAATCAGTTTACCGGCCTTGATGGCGACAACCCCGCCGTTCAGCTCGGCCAGACGGGTGATAAAAGCCGCGTCGGTTTCCTGCGTCTGGTCGATGTGCGAAACCTTCACACCCTTGAGCGACTCGGCGACGGCGGGCTCAAGACTGTTTCGCGCCGCGACGGCGGAGACTATCGCCTCCAGTGTTGTGTCGTGATAGGAGTTATCGCGGCGGGAATTTAGGCTGCCGCGATAGTCGGCGCTGCGGGCGCGCAGCGTCAGCGTATCCGGCGCGCCCCGATGCTCCACTTCGTCCACCGTAAACTCCCCCTTATGGAACAACGCCTGACCTTTCCAGCCTAGAAAGACGCTCAGCACCGCGCCGCGCGGGGGCATCTTCATCAGCCCGTCCGCGTCATCCAGCTCTATATCGAGCTGGTCAGCCTCAAAGCCGCGGTTGTCGGTCAGCGACAGCGAGATAAGTCGCCTGCTGATATCCGTGGTGATGTCTGAACCGGCGAGTTTAACCATGTAGTCCGGCGCAATCTGTGCGCCGTTATTCATTGCGATTGTAGGCATCATGACAGCAGCCCGCCGGCATACTTCTGCGTATTGCTGGCAATCCCGCCCGCCTGATCCAGAAGGCCGTCGGCCTGAGTTTTGATATCGCCGAACATGGCGGTCAGGCTTTCATCCACCCGCTTGAGGCTCAGCGTAAACTCAATTTTGCGGGCGGCACCGTTAGCGAAAAACTCTGAATGCTCGTCACTGAGGCTTTCCACCACGAACATCCCGTAAATCGCACCGTTGCCGCCAATCAGCGACCAGGCGCGGCCTTGATCCGCCATCAGGCGCAGCGCGTCCAGACTCAGTCTGCCGCCGGTGATTTCCGGCAGCAGCGTGCCGGTCAGGGTAATTTTTTCATCCCCTTGCCCGAGAAACTGCGGCGCGGCGCGCAGGCCGATCCGGTCATTGGTCGGCCAGCGGTATTCCGCCGAGCGTTGCAAACTCTGATAGGGCAGGGTTTGCAGCATAAACACGAACATCCCCAAAGCCAGCATCATAGAAACCCCCTTAGCCGTAATTCATTGAGCTTCGCGCCGCAGAACGCTGGCGGCGCATGTAATCTTCAAATAAACGCATTGCCTCGGCGGCGACGTCCTTCGCACTTTGTCCGGGCGCAGCGTAGACGTTCAAGGTAGGAGCGGCAGCCGGAGCCTGATTACGCATCAGCGCCGCCGTATCCCGACGCCCCGTGACGCTCACCGGACCGCGTACCAGCTCCGCGCCGTTCTCGCCCACAATGCCGACTTCACCAGCGGCAATGTCGCCGCCTTTATCGAACATGCCCGCATAGCCGTAAGCTTCGCCGCCGGTGCCGTAAAACTGCGCAGGGGAAGAAAGCCCCTCAGCCGGTTTCGGCAGGCTATTGCTGACGCTCACCGAAATGGTTTTATCGCCGTCCGACTTCATCCAGTCCGGCAGAAAATCCGTCATGCTGGAAAGCTTGTCTTTCAGCGCCTGCCACTTCGCTGCAATTCCGTTCATCAGCGCGGTGATCATATTGCTGCCCGCCTCTTTAAATTTACCTGGCAGGCTTTTCACCACGTCGATAATCTTCAGCCCAAAGGATTTGAGATAATCGACAAAGGCGGTAAATCCGGTTTTTGCCCCGTCTTTAATGCCCGTCCAGACCGCCGCAAACTTATCCGATAATCCCTGCACACCGGCAACGATGCTGTTCCAGGTGCCGGTCAGCCAGTCGGTGATGGTTGCCCAGGCTTCTGTCGTCCAGGCGGCAATCGCGTCCCACATCTTTTTAAACTTCGGCTCCAGCGTGCTCCAGTTCGCCCAGATATAAATCGCCGCCATCGCGATCAGTGCGACCACGGCCAGCAGCGGGTTTGCCATCGCGGCGCGTCCCATCCACAGCAGCGCGGTACCCACGCCTTTCAGTGCCATGCCGATATAACCCAGACCTTTCACGACCGGACCGACAACCACGCCCAGCACGCCGAGGCCAACAACCAGGCTCGTCACCGCCAGCGCTGACTTAACGATAGTGCCGGTCAGCTTCGGGTTGGCCTTCACCCACTTGCCCACGTTGCCGAGCCAGTCAGTCGCGGATTGCGTCAGCTTTCGCAGGCTGGAGTCCTGTTTATCAAAGGTCTCGATCTGCAAATCCTCAAACGCGGACTGCATGTTTTTCAGGTCGCCGTCGAGGTTATCGGTCTGCACCTTCGCGACCGACGCCGCCGATCCCCGCGAGTTTTCCAGCGCGGTTTTCTTTTCGGTCAGCCTGCCGTTGCCTGCGGCCTCCACCAGCTTCACCGCGCCTTTCATCGCCTCTTCACCGAAGATCACTTTCAGGTATTCGGCCTGCTGCGCCGTCCCGAGCTTGTTCCTTTTGAATGAGGCGTTGATGTCGGTGAGGATTTTCTGAACAGGCAGCATGTTGCCTTTCTTATCCCGCGTGCTGATCCCCAGCTCCTTCAGCGCCGCTGGTGACTGCCCCGTCGGTGCCTGCAACCGGCTGAACATCGCGCTGGCACCGGTGCCCGCCATGCTGCCTTTGATGCCGTTATCCGCCAGCACGCCGAGCATCGCGGTGGTGTCTTCGATACTGGCACCCGCCGCCTGGGCGATAGGTGCCACGTATTTCATCGCTTCGCCCAGCTCAATCAGGTTGGTGTTAGAGCTGGTAAACCCTTTGGTCATCACGTCAGAGACGCGCTTAATCTGATCCATCGGGATGTTGAACGCAGACTGCATGTTAGTGACGATGTCGGCGGCGTCGGCGATATCAATCCCCGAAGCCAGCGAGAGGTTCACCGTGGATTCGGTTGAGCTGAGAATGGAGTCGGCGTTATAGCCGGAGCGGGCAAGTACGCCTTGCGTGCGCGCAACGTCCATCGGAGAAAATGCCGTACTTCCGCCGATATCGCGCGCCTGCTGCCGGATAGCCGCCAGCTTTTTGTCGGTTTTATCCAGTCCGAGGATCGCCTGTGTACCGGACATCTCTTTATCAAAAGTGATGCCTGGGGCTATAAATTTTCCCTCTGCATACAGCGCCGCCGAGCCCACGCCCATCGCTACCGCGCCGTTATTTCGGATGGTGTCGCCTGCGCGCTGGGTTGCCTGAAAACGCCTGCGGCTGTTGTCCCGCCGCTGCTGCTGCCGGTTCAGCCGTGCCAGCTCCTCCCGCTGACGGGCAAGCGTGGCGTTAGCCTCCTGCGAGCTGGCTCGTAACCGGCGCTGCTCGGCGGCGAGGTTACGCGTGGAAATTCCCGCCGACTCCAGCGCGCTGCGCTGTCGCTGCACGGAGTTGCGCAGGCTGTTTTCTTTTGCCTGCAATTCGCTGGCGGCGCGCTTGGCGGCCTCCATCAGCCGCGTCTGCTTAGCCGTCGGGTTCGCCGTATTGGCAAACGCCTGCGACAGCCTGCTGGCCTCCTCTTTGGCTTTTTTCAGGCTGGCACGGGTGACGGCCAGCTGCGCGCTCGCCTTGCGAAAGCCGTCGATTTGCGACGCCTGCGCGTTTAGATTTCGCAGGGTGTCCTGCGTGTTGCGGATGTTTCCGCTGAGTGCCTTACTGGCTTTTTCCACCGAGCGGAAAGGGCGCGACGCCCGATCTACGGCGTTCAGCAGCACCTGCAATCGTAAATTACTCACTTTCGGCTCCGCTACGCAGTAACGCGCGACGCCGCCAGCCGATAATCTCGGTCAGCGACATCGCAAACAGTTCCGAGGGCTGCCAGTGAAACACCGCCGCAATGTCAGCCATCAGGTCGTCAACTATCAAAGAGGCGGGCAGTTTTACTGTTCCGATTTCGGCGATAAAAAACCGACCACCTTGCTCGCCAGGGCGATCAGGTCGGGCAGGCAAAGCGCGTTACATTCCTGTTTGGTGAGGATCGGCAGCGTGATGCGCGGCAGCACAGTCACCAGCGCGTCAACGTCCGCATTCGACAAGGAGGCAAGGCCGATACCGCGCAGATGACCGGCGTTTGGCTTGATGATTTCAACCTGGTTAATCACCATCTCGCCACGGGTGATCGGTTCTTCCAGGGTAATGACGTTTTCGTTTTCGATAGCGGCTTCATTAATCTGTTTCATAACATTCTCTTAAATCGTAAGGGGTATAGCAGCGCCGCGAACCAGCGCCGCTCAGGGGTTACAGGCCGATGTTTTTGCGGTGCTCCGCCAGGCGGTCAGTGCCGTTGACGATTTCCACCATGTTCACGGTGTCCACCTCGATCACGTCCTGCCCGTTGATGCTCAGTTTGAAATAGGTGCACTGGGTGGACACTTTGGTTTCGGTGTCTTCGCCCTGTTTGTATTCGCCGAAATCAATCTCTTTGTGACGCCCGCGCATCACAACTTCCACCGCAAGCATCTCGCCGGTATCGTCCTGCTGGAAGGAACCGGCAAAGCGCAGCGGCGTAGCGTCAACGGCCCCCCACTGCTGGAGCACCAGCGTATCCAGCCCGCCCATCGTCCATTCCAGCGTCAGCGCGTCATCGTCCAGCCCGAAGTCAATCGGCGCGGCACCGTTCATGCCTCCGCCGCGATAGTTCTCCAGCTTGCGTGTCAGCTTTGGCAACGTCAGCGCGCTGACCAAGCCGACGTAGTTGTGACCATCGTTAAACAGGTTCAGGTATTTCAGTTTCTTTGGCAGTGCCATGGTTTAGCGCCTCTTAGCTGTTGATGGCCGTGGCGAACGTCGCCAGGTACTGATCGGTGATGCGCTGACGCAGGGTTAAATCTTCCAGCGGCGGCACCGGCGTGTAGTCGTAATCAATGAACATCTTGCCCGCTTTCAGGGTTTCGACGGTGTTAGCCTCCGCGTCGTACCAGCAGGTGCCGTCGATGATCAGACCGGCGGTTTTCATTTCGCGCAGTTTGGCGTTGATGCCCGCAATCATGTCTTTGATAAGCGTCGGGGTCATTGGCCTGTCCATTGCCCACAGGTGCGCTTCTGCCATGGTGTCCGCCAGCACCTGCGCGGTGCGGGTGTAGTTCTCAAACAGGAAAAGCGGATCGTCAGAGCAGGTGCGCTGCCCCCAGAACTTAAAGCCGTCTTTGCGGATAAGCGTGGTGACGCACGCCTGATTCAGCAGGTCGGCGTCGGTGCCGGTGGTCTGTAAATCCCAGTAGACACTGGCAGACAGGCCGGTGACGCCGTTGATGCCGACGTTTGACAGGGTTTTATGCCAGCCGGTTTCGGCGTCGATTTTGGCACGCAGGCCGAGGGCGTAGGCGGTGGCGGGCGCGATGTCGCTGGCGTTGGTGGTGGTGTTCCAGGCGACGAAATCCGGCCAGACAACCATCAGCTCACGCTGGCTGAAATTCTCGCGGTACTTGATGGCATCGGACACGGTCTTGCAGCCGTAGGCGCTGACATAGCCGAAGGCGCGCAGCTGCTGACAAACGGCACCGAGCGCCGTCGCGACGTCCAGATTATCCAGCCCCGGCACGCCAAGGATGCGCGGCTTTACGCCGAGTTCGGTTTGGGCAGACAGCAGGGCTTTCATGCCGGTATACATGCCGGTGGCGTCGGTGCCGCCGATGATGTTCGAGGTGGTTTCCGCCTCGGTGTCACCTTCTGCCACGCGCACGACAACGACAACGGGTTTAGCCTGGTTGGCGATTGCCATCAATGAGGCGCGGAGTGTGCCGGTTTTACCGGCCTTGCCTGCGGCGGTCAGTACGTTGGTGATAAGCACCGGCGTATCGAGCGGGAACGCGTCGGCGTCCGCATCTTCTGCGGTGCAGACCATCCCGATGATGGCGGTGGAAAAGGTGGAGATAACGCGGGTGCCGTCATTGATTTCAACAACGCGCACACCGTGATGATAATCAGCCATGGTGTTTTTTCCTGTGATTGGGGTGAGGTCAATCATCGCGTGTTGTGTACGCGCAGGCACGGCGGGCGGGGTGTGTGGGAAATGGCACAACGTGGTGAAGGCCAGATACAAAAAAGCCCCTCGTGGGGGCAGTGGTCAATAGAATTGAAAAGCGGGGGAGTTAATTCTCCAACCCTAATTTTTCAGCCAGCCGGTGCAAAGCGCAAACGGATATCACGCCCTCAGCGGCTTGTGAAAATGCCGCCCAGTTTGCCGCGATAAATCCCGCCACCATCTCGGCTTCTTCCTGGTTTAATTCCATTTCATCCTCCTAAAAAGTCTGGGGATATCCTTAGACATATGCGGGATATGTTCAAATAGTTACTACTGATCAATTATCCGTAATTGATCGTTTTCAGCGATCAATTTATTCAGGTACAGCAGGCCAGTCGATATCCGGCGCAGCGGATAAATCCAGGCGATTAAGCGCAACGCGGTATTTCTTCCAGGCTTTCAGGCTCGCCAGTTCCTCGTCGGTGGCGTCGTCAACATCAACCGCATCCTGTAGCGGAGCAATGGCGGCGGCGGCCTGGCTGAGCAACGTATTTTTTTGCTGCGCGGCGACGTCAATCGCAGGCTGTACAAATTTCAGGAACTCGCCGTTTGCATAGCTGTAAGGGTGATCACTGACATCTTCCGGCAGCGCTTCGCGGCTGATTTCGTAAATGCTCACGCCTTCGGATAAGGTGAGAAAGTTCGGGTTATCCGACCAGGTAGAAATAAATCCGTCAGCACCAACGGCAATGAAACAGTTTTCGCCCTGCCATTTTTCATCTCGCAGTTTGTACCAGTCCTGACCCGTTTCATCTTCGAAATACATCACGGGCAGGGAAATGCCTTCCTCTAACACCTGCTTAGAAATTTTGATATTTTTAAATGTGATCATCTTAGTTACCCACCTGACGCCAGCTTCCGCTGGCCGTTCTAATCATTAATGCGCGGTAGTATTTCCCCATCATTCGGCAGTCGCCCAAATCCGGACGGATATTTAACCCCGTCATGAAACAACCGGTCGGCGCTTCCCATACCTGCTGGGCAGTCCAGCCCGCATTCTCCAGCGCCTGACTGCCGCGCTGTACGTCGTAAATAAAACGACCATCCGACCAATTTCGAGTTCCTGAAATTTCGTTTTGTAACTGCGTCCTGGTGGGGAGGACAACAACGCCATTGGTGGTTGAGTGACGCATATAGGGATCATTTGCATTGCCCGAAACAAAACCAACTGTGGTGGCAGTATCACGGTAGATATAACGGCCATCGGATTCCGTTTTGGTATATGAATCTCTTTGTGGTGGCGGGAAATTAGTGGTGTAAACCTCCCCCATATCAGAAGCATCTACCTGAATTTTGACCTTAGAACCCGTCCAGCCAATATAAACTTTATTGCTCTGCATACCGGCACCGCCGCCTTGCTGAACAGCGGCAAAGTTCCCGACATTCCCCAGCCCGACATTCGAATTATTAAGGTTGATGTCTTTAGTACCATCAAATTCCACACCGGCAATCTTCCGGGCGGTGGCGAGTTTTGACGCTGCCACAGCCGTTCCGCCCGCAGGTAACGCGCCGACGTCAGCCGGTGTCGGTTTGTTGGCCTGACAGTAAATCTCATTCCAGGCAGACCACGGACCATCAACACCGTTCCACGCCCCTGTCGCAGAACGGGTGAATTGACGACCATTATTATTGAACGCAATTTGCTGAGTGGAATTCGGACCCCAGGTAACAAAAATCACGCCGACGAAATTATTTAGCGGATAGCCCTTATCCGTTGTCGCGGCTGCGGCGCCTGGCACACCGTAATGCCCAAACATGGCACTGCCGCGGATCATGTTCGGGGAATCCGTCGCAGTTAAATTAGCGCGAATTTTAAAGGCCGTCGCAATCTCATCAGCCAGCGCCTTTTCACTGGCGGCGCTTTGCGCTGCCGTCCAGGCGCCTACGTCTGCCGCCGTCGGTTTGTTGTTTGCGCTATAGGTAGGCACCCATTCTTTCCAGGGACCATCTGCCCCGTTCCAGTCAGCGGACAATCCGCGATTCCAGATATTACCCGTAAACGTCACATACATCTGCTGGCAGCCGTAGGCGCTGGGTGTCACGTACAACGTACCCGCGATGGTCTGGGGATAGTGCAGCGCGGCGGTCGCGTTCACATTTTTAGGCTGTGAGTAAATAGCCGCGCCTGAGTTGCCGCTGGCAAAACCTAAAGTATTAATATCGGTAGCGGTCAGAATGGCGGTCGGTACATTAACGGAATTGACCGCGCTCACTTGCTCCCAGTTACGCCAGGGTCCATCGCTGCCATTCCAGGAGGCGTTGAGCGCACGTGTCCACACCAGGCCGGTATTTTGCACCGTGTAACGCTGGAGAACGCCGCCCGTCCAGGAGGCAGGGATCACCTCCAATACGCCCGCTGCCTGCGATCCCGCCGGGTAGCCATTCGCTACCGTGGCATTCGCGCCGGTGCTCTGCACGTAGACGCCTATTTTTGCCAGGTTAAGCGTATTGATATTTGTCGTGCCCAGTACGGCGGAGGCCACAGGCAGCGCCCCCACGTCCGCCGCCGTCAGAGTTTGGTCAGCGCTTAATGCCTTACCGTTAATTTTACGTGTGGAAGGGACACGGCTGTTGGCGTTGTCATTCACAGCCTTCACCGCTTTCGGGGTCGCTGCCAGCGCTTCGCTGGTATTGCTGACCGAGCTGCTGAGCTGGACAAAACCCTTTGCCGTCAGCGTGCCGTCGGGATGGTTACGGGATTTTTCATGCGCGGCCAGCAGGTCATTCACATACTGTTCCGTTGCCATGATCACCGAGTCGTCGATCAGCAGGCTGATCGCTTCGGTGTTGCTGACGGCAATCACCATTCGCAACGTCTGCGTGCGGCCTGAACCCTCCGCCAGCGTCGGTTTATAGGTGTCCGCCATGTTGCAGACGGCAATCAGCGCGCCGTCGCTGCTGAACAACCCCATTTCGCGCATCCAGAAGCCGCCGACGCTGGCAGAGAGCACCGCTTCGGCAATGACCCAATTTCCGTGCGACGGGTCAAGCTTCAGCGAGTTGAGCGGCGTGCGGTAGACCTCTTTAACCAGTTTGGTCTGTGTGGCGACCGGCGTTGTTGCCTTGCCGTTGCCGTCGCCGACGGCCAGCTGCGTAATGTTGATGTCAGTCCCCGCCGCAATGGCCGCCGCGATGCGCGCCTGGCCGAGCGTGGTGACAACGGATTTAAATGTGCTCATATCGTCCTCTTATGCGGGGTAAACGGTCAGAAGCTCGCCGACGTACTGCGCTGCGCCAATGTAAACGTCGCCTTTAATATCCTGGGTAATGGTCAGCCCGATCAGATGGCGGCTTGCGGGTTTGGCGTCTGCAATCAGCCGCTCCATCTCTAAATACATTTCTTCGGTGATGCCGGTTTCCAGCACGCCGATGTCCAGGCGAAACGTTCCGGGTTCGTCGTTGGTTTCCCACCACTCAGTCACGTTAATCAGGTAGCCGAGCGGCTCCACTACGCGGCGGATGGCACCGATGGTTCCCTTATGGCAGTGAATGAACCAGGCCGACTGAATCACGCGCCGCTTAGTGGCAACCGGCCAGTTTTCATCCCAGCGGTCAACCGACAGCGCCCAGGCCAGATAGGGCAAAAACTTCACCGGACAGGCCAGCGGATCCCAGAGCTGCCGCAGCGGCAGCGGCACGTTTTCAAGCGCGGCGCAGGCGTCGGCGGCAGCCACCTCCAGCTGGGATGAACCGACGGGTAGCAGGCGATCACTCATCGTAGCCGCCCACTTTCAGGGTGTACGCGGTGCAGAATGACGCCTGGGTTTTGTCCAGCTCGATGTCGGCCTTCGGGCTTTTCAGCTCTACCCGCTGGACGCCCTCAACGTGCAGCGCGGCGTAAATGGCGGACAGCCTGATGTCGCGGCCTAGCCGGTGCTGCGCGGTGGTGTAGGCGATAAGCTTTGCCTCGGCGGCTTCGCGGATGGGTTCGGCTTCGGGACCAGGGAACAGATACAGCACGGCATCAATGGTGTAATTCACGACGGTGGCTGACTGGACGGTCACGCGGTCGGCCACGGGGCGCACGTTCTCGTCATTGAGCGCGGCCTGCACTTTCGCCAGCAGGTCGGCGGGCGCGGTGCCGTTGCCGGTCTGTGCCAGCACGGAAATCGTCACGCAGGCGGGCGACGGACTGATCACCGAAATGTCCGCCACGCGCCCGTCGGCAGAGCGCCCGTGATACTCATACGCGCCGACCGGACCCGCCACGCTCAGCCCTTCAAACGCCTGCTGCGCACGGATACGTAAATCCGCATCGCTTTCCATCACCGCCGCCACGGCGGGCACGCTGACGGTATCCGCAGGCGTGATCGTCAGGCGTTGCACGCTGAACGTCGCCGCGATGTTGTCGAGGTCTGCGCCGGTGGCGTAGGCCAGCATCACGGCCTGCGCCGCCTCGTTAACCCGCTGACGCAGGATCACTTCGCGGTAGGCGTTCTCCTCCAGCAGCTTCACAATCGGCTCAGACTCCAGCGTCAGCGTGCGTGCGATGGCGGCCTGCTGGTCTTCGGGATACAGCGACACCAGCGTGGCTTTGCGCTCCGCCAGCAGAATTTCATAGTCCAGCACCTCCACCACGTCGGGGGCGGGTAACTGGCTGAGATCAATCGTTGCCATAATTCAGCTCACTGGAAGGGTTAAGGAGATGGCGGCGGACGTGTCTTTGCGGATGCCGGTGAGTTCAATCACCGCTTTTCCGTCGAACGTCGTTTCAAAGGTGATGCCGGTCAGGCTGACGCGCGGCTCCCATTTCAGGATCGCGCTGTAACAGGCCGCCATAATTTGCAGCCGCAGCGCCGCATTCTGCGGGCGGTCAGTCAGCTCAGACAGCAGTGAACCATAGTCACGGCGCATGACGCGCGAACCGACGGGCGTGCGCAAAATGTCGCTGACCGACTGCTGGATGTGCGCCAGGTCTTCGACGCTGCGCCCCGTATCGCGAGCCAGCCCGATGTATTTTGCGTTACTCATGACGGCACCTGCGTTTGACCGCCGCCCGTCTGGACGCCGCCGTGTTTATGGGTATGCACAACCACGCCGTTTGACGTGATGATGCCGCCTGAATGGGTGAGGTTGCCGGTCATGGTGCCGCCCTGTTTGATTTCGATGGTGGCGGTGGTGAGCTTTTTCGTGCAGACCACTTCCGGCGAGTCGAGCGTGATGCGCGTTTTCGCCGTGCAGGTTATATCCGGTGCAGTCACCACGACTTTTTCCGAGGCGTTTACCGTGGCGGACTTAATGCCGGTTGCCAGCAGCGCACCGGTTTCGGGGTCGTACTCGATCACCGCGCCGTCTGGGAAAGTGACGTGTACGGCATCCGCCGAGGCAGACGGGGCGGGGAATTCATCAGAGAAAACGCCGGGCATCACAAAAGCGGTGTCGAGTTCGCCGCCCAGGCAGAACAGCAGAACCTGCTCACCGGCGGACGGTGCCCACCAGGAACGGGAACGCCCCGCGCGGGAGGTTAGCCAGTGCAGCCAATCGGTGACGTTGCCGCCGGTGTTCACGCGGCAAGTGCCTGCAACTAAATCCACCTCGGCAACGGTGCCAATGCGGATCAGATTGCGCAGCAGGCGCGGAATGTCGTGTTTGGGAATGGATGTATTCATGGATAAAAGAATGCCGCCCTGTCAGGCAGCATACAATTTGAGGCGGGTTGTTGGCAGGTGGCACAGCGTAAGGATCACTGACTGAGGGGTAATAGCTCAAACTTGAACTGCGACAGCTCGTAGGTAGAACATCATTAAATCTGACAGTCTGGTTTGAGCGAAAAGTAGACGTTAATTTCTCAAGTTTATTTTTGAGCTTTCCTTGTTGTCCTTAGTAATGATGACCATTTGACTGTTGGCTTGAGTTATAATTGCCAATTAACTTCAGCTTCATCACATGGGAATGAAGCGGTAAGTTCTATAGGGGCATCCCGTTTCATAATAATATAATCACCATTACCTTTAGTCGTTGGTATTTTAAATAAGTATCTTCTATTGTTTAAATCCAATTCCAGCGAGTCGGGTGGGGTTCCATAATGGGAATACACTTCCAGTATGGATTTATATATCAGCTTTTCTTCATAGTCGAATGCCATTACACATTTTAGTGGCAGTTTCCAGGTTCCTTCTTGACACTCATATGAGATAATTGCTGTATTTTTATGATTAGATATGTATTTCACCTTACCTGATACTTTATCCTTAAAGGCAGCAGGCTTTAATAAATTGAATCCTAACCGTGGATTGCATGCATTTTGTTGGAAAAATTCACTATCTATCGATGTTGAAGAGTTGCCATCCTCTGTTTCTAAAGCAAAGTGCACTCCTGGCCATTCATTTTCGCAAGCCTCAATAAGCTCCCCAGGCTTAAATATGTCGTGATGATTCCCATAATGAATAACGTAAAATGACTCATTTTGCACAATTGCATATATAAGATCATCACCCAGCCCCCCTTTAATTGAAGATCTCAGGTGGATGTGATAAATGTCACAGGAATAAAGAAGGTAATCAGAATCATACCAGTTGCGAGTTTTTTTGCTAATATAGTTATTTATGTCTTCCCCTGATTCGATACGAGACCTGAGCAGTGTCCATCTATGGTTTTTTAATAAATCCTTCTCAATGTTACTTCCAACGAAAACATTTCGCTTTAAAGGAGGGATTCGGCGATGCTTAAGACAAATATAAACAAGAGGAAAAAGTCGACCTGAAACATCTAGCGAATTAACGAAGCTAGCACCAAACTCACTCTCAATCTTCCTCTTATATAACCTTGTATAGCAATTATTATCATCTGAAATCATCATTCAATTTCCCATTATTAATTTTTCAGTTCATTCCTATGAACTTGGAGCTTTTTCACTTATAGGCTTTCAATAGAACATGTTTTAGCCATTTCTAACACCACAACTATTAGCTTAACCCAATTGGCTCGTACAATTCCAATGGTGAATTTATTTCGATAGCTCCTTTATTTTATTGTATTGCACTATAAATGTATCCTTCTGGTACCGAGCTGCCCTTCAGATTAGGTTTGGCTCAGTGCTGCAGTTGTGTCAGCTCAAGCTTGAGCCAATACATTTCATCAATTCATCTTCAACAATCTTCATATCCTCCGCGTCCAGCCCCAACAGCGGGCGCGCCGGATACTGCATTTCTTTTGCACGGACAGACGGGCGATCCCGCAGCCCGTACTGATGCACTTTAGCCATGCGCTGAACCTGTCCGGTGAATTCCACCACCGCGTCATTATCGGTGCCTTTGGCTTTCATGTATTTAGCCGTGCGCAGTTTGGCGAACATCTCCCGCTTAATACGGCCTTTCTTTGCCCGCAACGGCTGCGGGCGTCGCGGGGTGAACGGCTGCCCTTCAGGCGTAACCTGCCGCTTGATGCGCTGCTGTTGGTGTTTGCGAAGACGCTTTGCAATCTCTGTCGCCAAAGCTTTTCGGCGCTGCGGTGAAAGTGCAGCAATCAGTGCATCGATACGGTTATCAAACGCGGTCAGCTCACTCATTCCACTGACTCACTAACTCGCCGTGTAGGTACAGCTCACGCGGCCTTTCCACCGGCTCCGGCATTGGCGGTTCTGGAAAATGCTCCACGTGCAGACCGGCATCTATCTGTTTGACGATCACGCGCTCGGTGAGCTGCAAATGAATAGCGATGTCATAGCTCCCATCATTGAGCATATCGGCCTTAAATGTGTACCCATTCTGCTGTTTTTCAGGCGTCGCCATGATGTCCGGCTGATGCTCACGCAGCCAGGCCAGAATGGGCACCACGATCAGATCGCTGTCCTGGGTAAAGTCGGTGATCAACAGTTCGACCTGATACTGATATTCAAACGACAACGAGCTGGCTAACGTGGAAACGATACGCCCGTTATCCACAAACATTCGTAGCTGGTCGGGGCTGGTTTGCAGCACCGGCACGGCGTCAGTGATGGCTTTTCGTAGCTGTGCGGGTTTTAACACGGTGTTCCTCCTGGCATTGTTTGACCGCTTCCACCTGGAGGCCGCAGGCCGTCAGCGCAGCCTCCAGGTTTCTGACATCGGCGCTTAAGTCGCCGTTAGTGGCGGGTGAGCTTGCCGGTATCGGGCAGCTGGTTACCGCCGGACAGCCAACGTAAATAATCTGCGGCGCTGGCAAAGGCGGGACGTGCGTGCATCCGGCTAATACCATCAGGCAGAATAGCTGCATACCAGTCGCGCATTTCCTGATTTTCATTAAGTAACCTTTGAATATGGTATTCACGAACGCGTGCCTGCTCACCCGCCAGTGAGAGCTGGGTGCGCAGGCTTTGTTCCTGGCGTTCCCGCGTTACGGCATCATCGTTCAGGCGGTGAATGGCGTTGTCGCGGCTATCAATACCGGCGGACAGGGTGCCGATAATGCGCTGCGCCTGGTCGGCTTCATCATGTAGGCCACCAATCCGCCAGGTTTGCAGCCCCGCCAGTGCGCAGGCTACCAGCAGTAAAACAATCACAATGCGCATCAGACTCCCCGCAGGCAGTAAGCCAGCTCATTCGCACGGCGGCGCTCCAGCCCGGTGACGCGCACGCCGTTCACAAACACCCAGCGCGGCAGCTGTTCGCAGGCTTTTCGCCATTCGCCCTTGTTGATGAAAAACGCCAGGGTGGATTTACACGCCGCCGTCACGCCGACGTTGAATGCAAAGGACGCCACGGCGTCGTAAACCGGCTGCGGCATGTCGATCGGCATACAGCGCGCAATGCCTTTCTCGACCCGCATCACGTCTTCCACCAGATTCACGGCGGCCTGACGTTCGCTGATGTGCGTCTGCGGCTTCACGCCCGCAGTGTGCCCGATGCCGTTTGTCCAGACGCCCGCGCTGCACTGATAGGCTGACAGGCGGCAGCCTTCAAAATCGGCAATCAGTGCCAGACCGGCGGCGGAGGTTTTCAACGTCGGCGTTTGCGGCAACAGCGCGGCAATCGCCAGGACGGCGGCGACGGCGCAGCGTCTAACGATTGATGGCTGCATTAATATCTCCTCTGACGCCCATAGCTTTCAGCAGTCGGTAAGTTTTGCGCCGGTAGTACCAGTTCACCAGGAAGGTCGCGACGCCGACGGCGGCACCGACTAAAAAGGCAATATCCTGCGGCGACATTGCGCCGAGCCACGCAAGAAAGGCCGCGACGCA